TGTGCTTCATATACTGTAGTAAAGAAACCATTGTAATCGGCAGTATTTGTTCCATTATCTTCCATAAATACTTTGATTGCACCATCGGTAATTCTTGCACTTGCAGTAATATCTAATGTGTCAGTAACAGGTTCTTTAGATGTTTCAATTGTTTGTGATGCAGTAGATGGTCTATTAGCACTAACATTGTAGAACCAAAATCTTCTACCTTTTGCATCTCCCTCAATTTGGAAACCTAAAGCAAAATCTGAAATGGCATCATCTTTGTTTTCAACCATTGCACCTTTTGTGTCAGTAGTTTCACCAAGTATATCAGTTCTAAAAGTGTCATTAATCATTGCAACTTCTAATGAACCACTATAACCTGCATTAGCGCTACTTGAGAAATACTTTGTATTGTCCGCAAAGAAATCCGCACTATCTCCCTCGGCATCTAATGTCAAGTTAACTGCACCCGGTAGTGCAAATGGAGTTCCATAAGTGATACTAGGATTTCCTTGTTGGTCAGTTCCATAAGTTATTTTTGCAATGTGAACATTGCTTAATCCAAATTTAACTTTATTTGCCATATATTTTACCTCCTATTATATTTCATAAAAGTTATGGAATATTCTTTCATCATCATCCCATATTTCCGCATCTACATCATATGGGATTTTGTTATTCGTTAATAATTGTTCAATGCTTTCTTCTAATTCAATATCTTTCTTTTCGGTTACTAATTCGATTTCATAATTATAAGGTCTATAATATGTTTCACAATCGGCTTTGAATGTTTGCGGTGATGCCATCCTATAAACTATAAATGGCGGATTGACTTCTTTATTTGTATTAAAATGGTCATATGCAACAGGTATGTTCAATGTTTTCAATAATAGGAAAAGGTCTTTATAATCCATTGTTAACCTCCATTCTTAATGATTTCGTTAACTTTCCTCATGATTTCTTGATTAACTCGGTTTTGTTCCTTGCTAATCTCTCCCTCACTTTTTGGATGTGTAGTTCCCCATTTTCCATATTTGTTTCTTATGACATGAGGTCTTTCTAGTAAATGAGTAAGTCTATAATGTTTTTTGTTCCATGTTTGGCATCCGGTGTACCCCTTTTTGCGTGTGGTTTTAATTGTCCACCCACTAGCATATTTGCCTGTTCTTTTTGGAGAAACTATTTTCATTTGTGCCTTACTTTCTTTTGAAAGCTTAACAACTTCATCGGCAATGCCATCACTTACCGCTTCACTATAATCATTAAGTATATCTTCTATATCTATGAATGATGCCATTAATTAACACCAATCTTTTTTTCACATACTAGAACAATATCGAACTTGTTCTTTGGATCTATTGTTCTAATTACTGAATATCTTTCATTGTTCCAATCAATTTCATCTTGACCATCATAGTTCAATCTTTTGACCACAAATTCAACCGATGGATTTAATCCAACCTCAACTGCATTATAGAACTCATTAGTTCTTATGCTTTGAGCCTTTGCGTAACATTTTGTAGTGGTTTCAGAACTAACAACATCGTTTCCAATGTCATCAGTTCCTACCACCTTATCAATCAAGTAAATAATTTCTTGATATGGCATTATTAAACCTCAATATATTCACTTGTATGTCTTAATGCATCTTTTTGGTACATATAAGAATTAGCATACAATTCCGCATTAGTAACATCTAAAAAAGATAACACATAAGTTATTATTGCGGTTTGAATTAGAGCATTTGGATTATCAATTAATGTATCGACTATGCCGATACTCTTAAGGTCTAATTTTGCACTATCAATCCATGAATTAATCATGGCATCGAAGTCATTATGATTTATACCTTGTATTTTTTTAATTTCCTCTAGCATAGCCTTACCTCATTTCTTATTCAGTTGGTTTTGCAATTAATGTGAATGCTTTATCAGCTACTACACCTAAACCAACATATCTTCTTCCAAGAATACGAACAATGTCATCAGTCATTAATGTAGTTTCATCATATTTGATTTCTACACCATCACCATTAGGGTAATTAGCAATTGCACCCATTCCGAAATCACCAACTATACAATATACCGCACCATTTGATGCACTATCATAAGCAGGTAATGTGTTGTTGAATACAACTCTTATTCCCTCAAATGGATCTACTGAATAACCATTAGCATATGCAACTGCTTTGAAGTTAGCATAAGTTAATTTGTTCATAACGATTGTTGGATTTGATGCTTCATCACTTAAATTAGCAATAGCAGATGCAATTGTTCCAACTGCAGGTGCTTCAGTAATTTTGTTTGCACTTGGTGATGATGCACTAGCAGTTTGTGGTAATTGAGCAATAGCACCAATTAATTCATCGGCACATTTTTTAGCAATTCTATAAGTTAATTCATCATAGATGTATCTTAAGAATGCTTCACCACGCATATCAACTACTTCATCACTTATTCCAATCCATTTTTTGATTGATAATGGTTTAAGTTCTACTATTCCAAGAACTAATTCTTCTTCAGTAACACCATCTTCTGCACCCTCTAAATGAATTTGAGCGCCTGTTGATGATACTTCGAATTGTACTTTTAAATTTCCTTTAACACTTAATGAGCGTACTAATCCCATTAAATCTTCTCTTTCCCAAGCAGTTCTTACTATATCTTCAACAATACTTGGAACTTCAACTGAACCTGTAACTTCAGTTGCATTTGTAGTATATAAAGCTCTTAATTCTTTATCACTACCTGTTTTGATGTATTCTGCATAAGCATCTACATATTCTTTTGAATTTCTAAATTCTTCATTAGTCATAATCTTTCTTTCCTCCTTGATTACTTCTTGTGCCTTATAACTTTTTTCTTCTAGTTCTTCGGCTTGTTCTTGAACTTCTTCATGTTCTTCGATTTGTTTTGCTTCTTCGTTTAATGCTTCTACTTCTTGGTTTAGTTCTTCAACCTTTTCAATTTCTTCGGTTGCTTCAACTTCCTCACGAATTTCCGCTTTACGAGTTTCAATTTCTTCTAGTCTAGTCATTACTAAACCTCCTTTATTTTTTGCTATTTCAAAGCATAGTTGCTTATTATGGTTCTCCAACCTTTATCAAAACGATTTAGTGAGCATCCGCCCACAAAAAAAGAACTTCTCCAAGTTCCTTTTCCATAATCGTATTAACCTAATTTTGCTAATAACTTTTCTTTAGCATCTTTCAATGCTTGTTTTCTTTCTTCTTCTTTTAATGCTTCTTCATGTTCTTTTCTTAACTCTTCTCTACGAGCTAGGAAATCATCATTTTCATTTCTAGCATATACGGATGTTGTATCATAAAATGGCATATCAACAACACTAACATCGAATAGTTTTTCTATATCGGTGATTGTTCTAGTATCGGTATCATAGTCATATTCATCGCCTCTAACCGTAAAACCAAATGACATCTTATCAATCAATCCTGCTTTAATTGATTTATAAATATCTTTATTTGATTGAGTATCGATTAGTTCGGCATGAATGAATAATCCCTTATCATCTTTCTTTAATTCTAAAGAATGATTTCTAGTTCTTGCCATTATAAGGTGGCTATCTTCATGATTATATTTAAGTGGTACATCTGACATATCAGTATTGTCTAATGCCTTATCACTTATGATTTCAGTATAACCATGTGTGGCAGGTTCATTAAATGTTATTGCATAACCCTCTATAACCATCTTTTCATCCTCTTCTTGAGGTGTTCTTAATTCAACATCTAAAAGTCTAACTTCCTTGTTCTTCATCGTTATTTGCCTCCGTTTCACTTGTTTCTTCCATAACCGAGTGGTTTTGGTCTATTAATATAACATCTCCATCTTCTCTTGGTGCAAGATTGAACACTTCTCTTAATTCGTTAAGTGTCATGATGTTATTTGCGTATCTTAATAATTCAATCTTGGTTTTATTTGATGCATATTGCAATCTATTACTTTCAAATATAATTTCATTGCCAAAATTCTTTTGTGTTGGTGTAAATAATTTATTAGTAAATTCTAAAGACATTTGTAATCCTATTGGTTCTAATACACTCTCATAGAATGCGTTCCATTCATCTTCGGAATATTTACTTTGAATTATATTCTCATTTACTCCAAAATATGAAAGTATCTTATCATCAAATATCTTAACTTGATTATCACTAGCAGTTGTTGGCTCTATCTTAACCGGTGTAAAGTCAGTTGTTGCATCTAAACCACCGATGCCAATTCTATCTCCGCCTTTAATAAAATCATCAACAAATTGGTCACGCATCTTCTTAACATCTTCAGGTTTAAGCATTGATTTTGTAGTCTTTACAATTCCTTTAATTCTTTGAGTTGTTTTGATTGCATTAACAATACCCTCATCTATGATATGTTTAATTGATAATGTCTTAATAATTGGAATTGTACTTCCACCAAATAAGCCATCTTTACCAACAAATCTTGTTAAGTGAATACAACTATCATATGGAACAAATCTTTCTTTGGATCTACCAAATCTGAACTTAATCCATAACTTACCCTCGAACTCATACAACTTACCCTCACTAAAATCTAAAGGGTATAATCCTGTTACATTCAAATCACTATCTCTTTGAATATAGACAAAACTATCATTGTATAGTTCTAGGTTTGTAATAACTTGATAATAGAACTTGTAAGCATCTTGAATTTCATTTGGTTGTTTTGAAAGTAGCTTGTAAAGATTACTTTTTAAGTTCTCCATTTTGCCATCAAAGTTTCTAATGTGTCTTGGATGCATTTTTGCACCATTTCTTGCAATTGCATCTACACAAGCACGAATATCAATATCATCATGGAAATCTCCCTTGTATGGTGTGAATGTTGCTTTTTGGTCATCTAAAACTTTGACTTCGGTAGCAGTTTGTGGAATTTCACTATTCTTATCAGTTCCGAATATTCTACTGAATAAACTTCTTCTTTCCATTAAATAACCTCCTCATTTATATAATTCAAATATTCTTGTTGTTTATTAACATAAATAACATATGCATCCATCAAGGAAGCAACCCCATCTATTCTTTGCTTTGCTTTCTCTTTTGATAACATTATGTTTTCATTATCATCGACTTTTACAACTACATTTGATAAATTCCATTTCAATATTGGATTATTATTGTAGTTGATTTTCTTATCTATTAAATCCGCTTTCATTTGTTTAAGTGGTGCACTTTCAGTTTTGAACCCCTGTCTTACTTCGACCATATCAAAACCATTTTCTTCCATTTCGATTTTCCAATAATTAGCATTCCAACTATCGTAACCAATCCATAATGGTCTTAAGTCATAATCGTTTACTTGTTCCAAGAACCAACTTGTTACATCATGGTAATCAATCTTGCTTTCACCACTTAATCTTAACAACCCCATCTTCAACCATTTATCATATGGGATTTTATCTTCCATAATCTTTTTCTCCAACATATTTGTTGGTATGAAGTACATTTGCTTTATTCTTATCTTACCTTTAACAACACCAAGTAAACTTGCACATGTCAAATCGGTAGTGCTTGATAAATCGACACCACCAATGCAGTAACAATCTTTCCATTCTGAATATACTTCTTCATTGTTAAGGTCATCAAATGATAACCATGCATTGATACTATTTTGTCTTACATTGAAATCTTTACATAGCAAATTAACTAACTCAATTGGATTAGCTTTTGCCCTTTCAACTTTTTCTCTCAATGCTTTTAATGATTTAATAGATCCAAGTGCAGGATTTGATTTAATCCAACACTCTTCATTTGTCCATTCACTTTCTTCATC